CCATATTAGAATGCTTCAAATTCTAAAGACTAGATTTGGAGAAGCTGATAAAGAAATTGCATTGAACTTTCATGGAGGAATTAATATGTGGAGTGAACTTCCACTTCCTAATGATATTTATGATTATGATAAATATGTAACTCCGGATTATTTATTAAATACTGATGAAAAAACGACAGATGACAATGAAAAAATAGAAGATAATGATGAAAAACAACAATTTAAATTAATTATTTAAATATGGCATGTGAAACACTGTGTATTTACGGTGAATCAGGTACTGGAAAAAGTACCAGTTTAAGAAATATGGATCCTGAAACTACTTTTATTATTAGTACTACAGGTAAACCTCTTCCTTTCCGTGGTTGGCGTAAGAAATATACTCCATTAGTTATTGAAAAGGATGATAAGGGTAAGACTAAATCTGTTAGTGGTAATTATTATATTAGTTCTAATTGGGAATCTATATTAAAAATACTCAAAATTGTTAACAAACTTATGCCTCATATTAAAGCTGTAATCTTAGATGATATGCAGTATATATTGAGCTATGAATTTGTTGATAGGGCTACTGAGGTTGGATATCAAAAGTTCTCAGAATTAGCCCAACATTTAATGGAAATTCTTAGATATTCCGAAACTATGAGAGAAGATTGTACTATGGTATTCTTAACTCATAGTGAAAATGTAGGAACAGAAATTGATCCTAAATATGTTATTAAAACTATAGGTAAATTACTTGCTGAGAAAGTAACCTTAGAAGGTTTATTTACCTATATCTTCTGTACTAAGGTAGAAGAAGGTGATGATGGCAAGATGACATATAAATTAATTACTAATAATAATGGTCAATGTTTAGCTAAAACTCCGATGGATATGTTCGAAGATTTAGAGATTGATAATGATTTAAATCAGATACTTGATATAATTAAAGAATATAACGAGGGAGAATAATGGAAATTCAATCAGCTAAACTTATTATTACAATAGTTGATGAAACTACTGGAGAACTTATTACTAGAGAAGCTACTCTAGGAGATTTTAAAGAAGTTAAGAAATCTACTAGTTCTGGTACTAGAACTAAAAAATCAAAGGACACTGATCCTAATCCAAAGATTACTCTTCTTGAAGGTAAAATCCAAATGAATAATGCTTGTGTAGAGCTTGTTGGATGGGAACCAGAAATGAAGATTGATATTCGTTTTGAGAAACAAGGTAGAAAGATTACTCCAATTATTCTGGAGGATGAAGCTAAAGGTAATAGACTTACTAAAACCTTTACTGTTTCTTGTCGTGGTAGTAAACACGATAATTTGGCAGAATATGGTTCTGTATTTAATGTAGTTCCTTATGAAGGTAAGGATGGTTGGTTTAAATTGCTTGGTGATGCTCCTGAAAAAGAAGATGATGTTGTAGATATTCCTACAGAATTAACTGATCCAAGTGATGAAGAATTAAATGTTGATGATGATGGAATAGAAGCCGGAAATATTGATTTTAATTTGGAAATTTAAAAATAAATAATTAGTAGATAGTTATTATTACAGTAGATAGTTGAAATCATAGATGTATGATTCAAATTATGAAAAAATGTTTTAATAATTATTATGAATAATTTTAATTTTGGCGGTCTTGCCGATACCTCATTTACTAATAATGGTCCTCAGTACCTTCGTCCTTATGATATTTACGAAGTTAATTTGACTAAGATTGAAAAAAATACTCTTAAAGGTAAGGATGGCACGGAATATGGTGTTATTGCTATGGAATTCAAAGGTTGTGGTGATGTAAATGGTATTTATAATCATAATGTATTTATTCCAAATAAGGATTCAGATTTCGAAAGAAGAGTAAATGAAACTAGTGGTACTCCTTATCCTTCTGCTTTTGAGCAATTCCAATATACTCTTATGCAACTTATGCAGGTAATTAATCCTAAAGGTGCTGAGAAAATTAAAGAAAATGCTTCAAAATTAAAGAGCATGGATCAATTCATTGATCTTATCATAAAAGGTTTGACTGGCAAATCTGATGTTAAATTCTTCTTGAAACTTGTTGGTCGTAATCAAGGTGGAACTACATATGCTACTATTCCAAATGCTTGTGTACTTGGAAAGAAAGCAACAGCAGAAACTAAACCTTCTCCACTTAACTTTGTATCCTTAGATAAGAGTCTGTTAGCATTCTCTAATTATGAGTTA